AAAAAAAGACGTAGGATTCCGGTATGCGCTTATGAACTTAATAAATGGTGATCCGGATGCGTTGGTAAACATTCTTGATGTTGCGAATAAAGGGCAGAATCCGAGAGCGACAAGAGGCCTTTTGGATGAGTATATCGACGATGAGGACACAGATATTGATGAACTTACAGAAACAGTAATGGGTTTCTTGAAGAGTGCCAATGCTACGAAAAAAGCTACGGACGAGATCGTGGACGCTGTGGAGAAAGAGAAACAGAGAATGGAAGAGGAAGAAGCGAAGAAGAGAGAGTTGATGATGTAGATTTTGAAGAATCCTACAGAGAGGTGGCGTTGAATTGTTTCCGACATCTTGGCTTTAAGAGCTTTGAAGAAGTGGATAGGTTGACAATTCCAGAATACACCCTGCTCATGGAGGCTGTGCAGCTAAGAGAAGTAGATAAGGACTATCGAAATCATCTGCAAGCGTTCCTGAATTTTGCTGTGAAAGCAGAGAAAAAGGTCGGAAAGAATAAGACTAAACCAGTTTATCAGAGATTCAGAAAGTTTTTTGATTACGAAAAAGAAGTAGATCGTGTGAGGAACCGAAAGCAAAAAAATGAAAGATTGGACATAATCGGCAGAATGATGAAAGGAGAGTGATGGCATGGCAGAAAGTTTTTCTGTAAAGGCAATATTATCTGCGCAGGATAGAGGATTTACGTCTGCTTTCAAATCTGCAATGGGTACCGTAAGCAATTTAAAAAGCACGCTCACAAGTGGAATCGGATTTGGAATCATGGCCGGAATTGGACAAAAGGCATTTGGTGCTGTCACATCCAGTATTGGCGGTATGGTGTCGGAATTAAATTCTTCCAGTGCTGCATGGAAAACATTTAACGGAAACATGTCGATGGTTGGCAAAGGCGCTGACGAGATTGCATCTGTAAAAAAGGAATTGCAAGAGTTTGCAGAAGATACTATTTACAGCGCATCTGATATGGCGAGTACTTACGCTCAGCTGAGTGCAGTAGGTATTAAAAGCACGAACAAGCTTGTAAAGGGATTCGGAGGGCTTGCGGCGGCAGCTGAGAATCCAAAACAGGCAATGAAAACTTTAAGTCAGCAAGCTACACAGATGGCAGCGAAACCAACAGTTGCTTGGGCAGACTTTAAACTTATGATTGAACAGACTCCGGCTGGTATATCGGCAGTCGCAAAAGAAATGGGCATGACTACCACGGAGCTGGTGCAGAATGTGCAGGACGGAAAAATCGCGACAGAAGATTTCTTTGATGCTATCGCAAAAGTCGGCACAAATGACGCATTTACGAAGCTTGCTACAGAGTATAAGACTGTAGATCAGGCAATGGATGGTCTGACCGAAACAGTAAGTAATAAGCTGGCACCGTCATTTGATGTTTTATCCGGTCGAGCGATTAAATCTTTGGACGGGATAATTAATAAAATTGGAGATCTTGATGGAGATGCAATCGCAGGAAAATTAACTGGATTTCTCGATAAAGCAAGTGGGTACTGGAATGTTTTAAAAACAGAAGCATTAGAAGTGAAGAACGCTTTTGGAGATGCTTTTTCCGCAATTGGAGAAGATCTCGGAAAGATTACAGGTGCGTTTGGCTCCACGGAAAGCATCAGTTCTTTCGCCGGTGTAATGGATTCCGCGAGCGGGGCTCTGCAAACATTTGCCGGATTTTTAGAGGATCATTCTGAAACTATCGCGAAAGTGATTCCTCAGATTCCTAAGCTTGTCGTTGCATATAAAAGCTTTAAGATTGCAAAAAGTGTTGCCCCGTTTGTAGGTGCATTCACCAGTGCGATTGCAGGTCTTGCCGGCGCAGGGATTAGTGCGATTGCCGGAAAATTGCTTGGAATTTCCAAGGGACAGAGAGAAGTTGGAGTGTCGAGTAGGGAAAGCATGAAAAGCACTATGGAATCTGCCAAAGCATTTATGATGCTTGGTGCAGGAGTTGCTCTGATTAGCGGTGGTTTCTTTTTGCTTGCTCAAGGAGCGAAAGCTGTGGCGGAATCGGGACCATTGGCTGTTGCTGTTTTAGTTGGAATGGTAGCTGCAATCGCAGGGCTTCTGATCGTGGCAAAAATGGTGGCTCCGACATTATCGGCAGGTGCAGCAGGATTTGTTGCATTCGGCGCAGCTGTTGTTTTGGCAGCGGCCGGAATCGCCGTATTAACTATGTCCGCAATTTCTCTGGCAAATGCAGGCCCGCTTGCAATCGCAGTGATGTTCGGCCTGATCGTAGCAATTGGTGGATTGATGGTCGTAGCGGCTGCAGTAGCTCCTGTCCTTACAGCAGGAGCTGTTGGTTTGATCGCATTCGGTGTGGCTGCGGCACTTGTTGGAGCGGCAGTATTGCTTGCGAGCGCAGGCCTTGCGATCGTGGCAAGTGTACTTCCGATTGTCGCCGAGTATGGCTTACAGGCATCTGTAGCTATCGGGGCGTTAGGCGCTGCAATGACGGTATTTGGAGCTGGTACGATTGTGGCAGGAGTTGGATGCACGGTTCTCGCGGTTGGATTGCTTGCAGTAGGAGTTGCAGTGCTCGGTGTCACGGTGGGAGTTGTTGCATTTGGAGTAGCGATGACAGCAGCGTGTGTTGGCGTGCTGGCAATGGCAGCGGCACTGTTGGCGGTTAATTCCAGTATGAAGTCGATTGCAAAGAATGCGAAAACAGCGCAGAAATCTATCGAGAGTATGAAAGATTCTGTAAGTATTGTGAATGACGGTCTGGATGCTCTTGGAAATAAAGCGAAAAGTGCGGTGAAATCCATTGTCAGCGCATTTGATTCCGGCGCAGGAAAAGCGAGAAACTCTGGACAGAAACTTGGGGACAGTGCAAAAGAGGGTGTACAGAACGGACTACAGCCAACACAGGCAATTGCAATTAGTACTGTTTCCGCTGTGCTTGCCTCTTTTGCGTCTGGAGCCGGAAGTGCCTACAGTAGCGGTCTAAATATCGGGATGAGCTTCGCAAATGGACTGGCTGCAAGCCTCGGAAGAATACAGGCGATTGCGGCGCAGATGGTAGCCACGGCAAATTCTGCAGTAGCGTCTCGGGCGAGTCTGCCAAAAACGAGAAGTGTCGTAGTAGGTGGCATAGAAAATACTCCGATGGTTGCAGTTTATGGGATGGACGATGAAATAAATGACAGAATTGATATTCCGGTTATTTCCAGTGTTGATCCAGTCATGACGGCATATACAAGTAGAACTGATACAAAAAAAGAATTATCTGATGGTTGCACCTATCAGCGGAACGCGACATACACAATCGTTGTACCAGTTGAGTACAACGGCAGAGAAGCAGCACGTGTTACGGCGGAATTTACGCAGAAAGAGCTGGAAAGCCGTGAGAGTATGAAGATGAGACTAAAAGGAGAAAGAAGCCATGTATGAGTTTGTGGATACAAATCAAGCGGGGAGTAAAAGCTCCCTGCCGAGTGAGGCTCTGCAGATTGATGGGGCATATATTGAAAATTTGATTGACGGATACAGAACTCTGTACGTGACCGGTCGTGAGCTTTTGGGATCGGAAATTTCGGAGAGAGAAATTGATCTTGTGGATGGGTCCGAGTATACGGGAAAGCGAGATACAACCAGAAGTATTACAGTTGGATACCAGTTGCTTTGCACATCCCCTAGAGAGTTTCAGGAAAAATTCAACAAACTCTCTGGAATCTTAAATAAGGAACAGGCAAAGCTGATTTTTGCAGATGAACCGGATAAATATTTTATCGGGACGAAATCAAGTGTAGGAGATGTGGAGCCAGGCAGATTGAACGTAAAAAGCGAATTTACTTTTTATTGTTGTGATCCACGGAAATATTCTGCAGCGGAAAAATCGTTTACTGCCCATCAGGAAAGCGGATATCAGACGCTTACTATTGTAAATGGTGGTACAGAATCCGTTCCGGTAAGCTACGATATCACTCACAACCATGAAAATGGATTTATTGGGATTGCCAGTAAATACGGTGCAATACAACTCGGCAAGATCGAAGAAGCAGACGGCGAAGACTATAAGGCGTCAGAGATACTGTCAGAGGGGTATAGCCTGTTTCAAGACGATCACGGCACCTCTTATCAGAATCCAGAGAATACCACACAGGGGACGCTTGAAGTAAGGAATGTTGCCGGATATAACGTGATGGCATTAAAAGGTGGACAAGCCACATCTGGATACTGGAACGGCGGAATGAGAACACTTACTATCCCGGTTGACAGCGAGGGCAGACGTGGGGCAAAGAACTTTTACTGTTACACGCAGCACTGGTTCGAGACTGGATTGATGGGACAGACGGGAGCACAGACTATTGCGTTTCTTACAGGGAAAAATGAAGTGATCTGCTCTATGTCTATTAACAAGAGTGATACGGTTGGTAATACGGCGCATGTGGACTGGTTCGCACCACAAAACAAGAAGATCAAGACACTGGATTTCCAGCCGACAGCTTATGAGGGAAACCCGTTTAATTTAAAGATGGGTGGCGGGCATAATGATTTTTTAAAAGAAGGGGATCGGTTGCGTATTTTCTGGTATGGGCAGTACTATTACTTCACTATCCCGGAAATCAAGGACATGGCGTGCGAGAAGATACAGGTCTGGATCGGGCAGTGGGGAAGTAGAGATCTTGGAAATCAGCTGGTTACGCACAATTATTTAAAAAGTATCTGGTTCCGCAAGGATAACGTGGAAAAATACAGAGATGTGCCGAACCGGTATAAGTCCGGAGATGTGGTCTATATTGATGGAAATGATACAGCGGTTTATGTAAACGGGATGAAGCGGATGGAAGATGAAATCCGAGGAAGTAAGCATTTTCTGGTGCCGCCGGGAGAGACGGAGATCCAGTTCTCCTACTCGGCATTTAGCAGTCCTCCACCAACGATTAAAGCCAAAATAAGGGAGGCGTATTTATAATGAATGAAATCAGAATTGCCGTACTGAATCCACATGACAGGGTGCTTGCATTTTTGGATAACACCCATCGAAACTCTATGCATTATTGGAGTGACGAACTCCATGAATATCTGCAGGGGACAGCGAATACTTACACATTTACGGTAAGTTCCAAGCATGAGGATGCGGTGTATATCGTAGAAGGGAATAAAGTAGCCTTTGTATATAACGGAAAAGACTACTATCTGAATATCGTACATGTGGAAAAGGATGAATTTACAGTTACTGCGACAGCATGGTCTTTAAGCTTCGAATTGATCAACGAGAATGTTGGGGCATACAAATCTGAAAGCGCAATGAGCTTTGAGGAATATGTAACTGCCTTTGATCCGGAACGTACCGTGCGGATCGGGATCAATGAAGTGTCAGATAAGCGGATTTCAAACGAATGGACAGGTGAGGCAACGGTACTGTCCCGTTTATTTTCCGTGGCGAATGTATTCGATGCGGAGATTGAGTTCCAGACTGTGTTAAATGATGATTATTCACTGAAAGAAATTGTAATGAACGTGTATCGGGAACACTCAGACAATAACACGGGAGTTGGGGAGTTCCGGGGAGATATCAAACTGCGGTACGGGAAAAATGTTACCGGCATCCGGAAGGAATCCAGTATCGAAAATCTGTACACCGGTATCCGTCCAACAGGAAAGGATGGACTGACTATACAGGGAATTGAGAAAGAAGAGCTGGATGAGAACGGTGTAGTAGAGTTTTATACACAAGGTCCAGATATCCGGGCACCACAGGCAAGAGATCGCTTCCCATCGAATCTGATAAACAAAGAAGACGGATACATCTTTATGCCAAAATCCTACGATACGGATAATAAAGACAAGCTGTACAGTATGGCACTATTGGACTTGAAAACAGCATCTGAACCGGTTGTGACTTATGATGTAACGGGGTACTTTGATACTGCTATCGGAGATACCGTGGAGATTGAGGATGAGGAGTACGTTCCTACATTATATTTGAGTGCAAGAGTATCGGAGCAGGTTCGCAGTTTCACGAATCCGCAAGCAAACAAGACAGTCTTTACCAATTTTAAAGAGCTGCAGCCGGAAATCTCTGAAGATTTGCTGCAGAAAGTAGAGGATCTGATTAACAAAACAAAGATTTACACAAGCAGTATCTCTACGGATAACGGAATTGTATTTAAAAATAATGAAGGCTTTGCCAACTTGACTGCCAATGTAATAGATAATGGGGTAGATCGGACAGACAATTTCACAATTCGATGGTTTAAGGATGGGAATCATATCTACGCCGGTCGGACCATAAAAGTTCGAGCTTTGGATGTGGAGAGCAAGGCGGTCTACAAATTTGAAGCAAGGGATACGGAGGGAGTCCTAAGGGGATTTGAAGAAGTAACGGTTACGGATGTATCCGATGGAGAGCCGGGAAAAGACGGAACAACTTATTACACATGGTTTAAATTTGCTGATGACGAGTATGGAAACGGGATGTCCAGCAGTCCAGATGGAAAGGAATACTTAGGAATTGCCTACAATAAGGTGACTCCAGTAATGTCCAATAATCCGGAAGATTACCAGTGGGCAAGGATCACCGGAGAGGGCATACCCGGGAAACCCGGAGCGGACGGAAAAACTTACTACACATGGGTAAGGTATGCGGATGATGCCAGAGGAAACGGGATGTCTGACAGTCCGAATGGAAAATATTACATCGGGTTCGCATACAACAAGGAAGTGCCGACAGAAAGCAACAATCCGGCAGATTACCAGTGGTCGAAATATAAAGGGGATGACGGCAAAGATGGTACGGATGGAGCAATAAAATCCGAAACACCACCAGACGATAAGACTAAACTCTGGTACGACACGGTAAACAACGTCCTTAAGTACTGGGACGGCGAAAAATGGGTAGAAGCATACACGGGAGACATCGAAGACGCGAAAGATGCGGCAGGAAACGCACAGGAATCCGCCAACACAGCAATCTCCAGTGTCAATAATATAAATACCAGTCTCGAAAAGTACAAGAATGAGGTTCGCGCCGAGTTCAAGAATACCGTAACTTACGTAGACGGCAAGACGGAAGTTATCGATACATGGGTGCGACAGGGGTCGGATGGAGTTACGCCGTTTTTGGAGCTGGGTGGAACAAGTAATGACCTTAAGGCAAGGTTGACGAACTCGCGCCTAGGATTTTACGAAGGAGACAAAGGGCTGGCGTATTTTGGAAATGAAAAAGCATATATGCCGGTGGCAGAAGTTGATAACCTAAGCGCCAAAAGGGTTGGTGTAGGTAACTATGCAATGTTGGACAATGGGGACGGGCATCTGTCACTGATATATATTGAGTAGGAGGGACTTATGGCAGGAACGGGGAGAATCTATGTCACGGCAGTCCGTGGTGTAGGGGATGCGAATCTCACACATCAGTACGATGTGGATATCAGGTTTGATATTGCGTTTGACTGGGGTGGATACAATTATGGCGGTGCACCATACAGCATGAGCTGTGACGGGCAGAACACCTCCGGAAGCGCAACATTTGCAGTTGGAAGCGGTGGAGGGAACTGGATATGGACAAACATTGGCGGAACTAAGACATTCCGTATTACGATGCCGACAAGCGGACAGCCCAAGAACATAGGATTTTCCGCAACAATTAACACGGGAATCAACCCGTCCACAATCTCAGCAAGCGGAAGTTACGCACTCTCGGCTATCACGTGGGAACATACCGTATCTTACAATGCAAACGGAGGAACGGGCGCGCCGGGCAGTCAAAAGAAAATATATGGGTCAAACTTAACCCTATCCTCTGCACGCCCTACACGAGACGGGTATGTATTTATGGGTTGGGCAACGTCATCTGCCGGAGAGGTGTCGTACATGCCGGGGTCTACTTACGGCACAGATGTGGATATCACCTTGTATGCAGTCTGGAAAATTGCGTATATCCAACCGACAATTACAAATCTAAAAGCGCTGCGGTGTGACTCAAAAGGGAACGCTATGGGAGACGGAACCTATATCAAAGTGTCTGGAACATGGAAGGTGGACAGGACGTTAAACAGCTCCAACATCGCGACCAGCATAAAAATAGAGTACAAGAAAACGAGTACCGGATCCTTAGTCAAAGTCAGTGAAACGAAGCCAAATGCAGCAAGTGGGGAAATTTCGTCTGTAATAGGAAATGGACAAATATCTGCATCGTATGTGTATTTTGTGATTGTTACAATCACAGACTTAAACGGAAACAAACAGGAAGAAGTGATTGTTCCCGCGCAGTTCCGGGCGTTGGATGTTGCAAATAAAGGAAGGAGCATTGCTTTTGGTGGAACAGCAAGTGACAGAGAAGAGGGATATGATTTCTATCAAGATGTGAGGTTTCACGGAAAGTTATTACTGGGAGATCAAGAATTGATGGGGATCAAGGAACATGATTCCGGACAGGTGAGAGGGCCGTACTCCAATGTAAACAGCAGTAATCACGTGCAGGTGTGGTTGTATAAGATCGGCAAGATCGTACACTGCAAAATTGAGATGCTGGCGCAGTTTCCGAACAGCGGGTCTTTCAACGATTTTGACGAGGTGGCCATCCCGGAAGAATTCCGGCCGAAATATCACGTATTTTGCGCGTGCCCGGAAGTAGTCGCAGGGACGATCATTGGAACTGGAAGATATCGTATAGGAGACAAGATTTCTCTGGATGTGGAAAAGAAAGATTATGCAGAGCGGACAATCTGTACATCTTGGATCGCAGCAAGTTAGGAGGTGAGGAAATGGGGGATATGATAACCGCCGCTTTTAATGACGGTGAAGGATACAAGAGGGTTCCAGGGCTTTGGCAGTGGGATCGTGGTCAGACACTAAAAATCTGTGGGTTGGATTTTCAAAATAAAACAATGGAAGTTCATTTTGCGATTGCAGGGAGCGAAACAGCAAAAACGGTAATCGGAGAAGTGAAAGAAAATCACATTCTGGCAAAAATACCGGATACTCTACTGAAAAACGGGAGAAATATTTGGGCGTTTTTGTATTTGGCAGACACAAAATCCGGTCAGACTATCCGACAGATTGAATGTGTAGTGAATAAGCGTCCGAAGCCGGAAGATTATGAAGAACCAGAAGAGGAACACATTCTGGAGGAACTATTGGAGCAACTCAATAAAAAGGGAGACAGGCTGTATCTGGAAGAAAACCGGATGCAGCTTTTTTCTGGAGAGAATCTACTCAGTGAAGTGGAACTGCCGGAAGGCGGGGGAAGCGAAACTGTGGAGATAGAGTCGATCACCAATCCGGAGATTGACGAGATTATGAAAGGAGCAGAATAAACATGCCAAGAAAGAAAGCAACAAAAGCAGCGGCACTGGCCGCAGAAAAGAAGTACCTGGATCAGGATGGACTTGCACACCTGGTACAGAAGAATGATGAGAGATACGTAAAGAAGGAGGTGGGAAAAGGTTTATCCAGCAATGATTTTTCGGATGAGTACAAGAAAAAAATCGATGACCTGGCGTACACCAAGATTGCAATCAACAGTCTGACTGCCACGAACAGCAGCAACGAAATCGGTGCGACAGTTACTGCATCTGATATTGCATGGGCGTTAAATAAAGAGCCAAAAACACAGAAAATCAAATTTGGAGCAGAACAGGAGGAAATACTGGATAAAGCACTTCGAAAGAAATCTTATACAGGAAAGTCTTTGAAAACAAATACCAACATTGTGCTGACAGTGACAGATGAGAGGGATGCAGTTGTATCCAGAACGGTTGGCATCACGTTCCAGCCAAAAGTATACTGGGGAAAAACTAACAAGGAACAGCTGGAAAATGCCGATATCCTGGCACTGGAAGGATCTTCATTAGCAGGTGGACGAGGACGCACATTTACGGTCAATGCAGGAGAAGGTGAAAAGATTGTTTACGCATTTCCGACATCCTTTGGAACGCCAATATTCAACGTGGGTGGATTTGACGGCGGATTTACAAAAGCGCAGACATTGGAGTTTACCAACGCATCCGGATATAAGCAGAGCTATGACGTTTGGATGTCTGTAAACGCAGGTCTTGGAAACACAACAGTAACGGTAAAATAAGGAGGTTTGAAAGATGGCACAGAGTATTGACGGCGGTGTTACAATCGTCAACACCTTAACAGTAAAAAATAACGGGGATTACCCACTGGTCATGGCAGAAAGCGTACAGCTTACGGAAGGAAAATCCGTAGAACAGAAGATTGGAGAACTGGAAGCAGGGGCAGGAAACGAAGTTATCACAGAAGACGAGATCAACGGATTATTTCAGTAATAAAGGAGAAGAAAGAACATGGCAAAATTTTTAGATTTCACAGGGCTTGGAACATTTAAAACGAAAATGCAGGAATGGGCAAATGGTGCATTTCGAAAGAAAACAGATAAGGTAGTCTCTACTGATGTTTTGTATAAATCAAAGCCGTTGGATGAGGCAATCAAAGCTGGAGAATTCAAAGGAGATAAAGGAGAGACTGGAGCAGTCGGACCCCAGGGGCCAGTAGGACCATCGGGACCGGCTGGAGCTAAAGGAGAACAGGGAATCCAGGGACCGCAAGGACCGGCAGGCGAAGCATTTAAAATCGCCAAAACATTTACATCTATAGCGGAAATGAATAAAGGATTTGCAACTGATGGAGTAAAAACCGGGCAATTCGTCATGATTGACACAGGAAATGTACAGGATGCCGACAATGCAAAATTATACGTAAAAGGAGCCGAATCTTACACATACATTACAGACTTATCAGGAGCCACAGGTATGACAGGACCACAGGGACCACAGGGATTACAGGGTGCAACAGGTCCAGCAGGACCAGCGGGCGCAAAAGGAGAACAGGGAATCCAGGGACCAGCAGGAGCCAAAGGTGACAGAGGAGAAACAGGACCACAGGGACCTCAGGGATTAAAAGGCGAAAAAGGAGACGTTGGACTAATGGGACCACAGGGACCGGCTGGATCTGACGCAAATGTTCAGTCTATTACAAATTCCGAAATTGATGGTTTATTCTCATAAGGCAGGTGACACGCAATGCCGGAATTTTTAAAAAAGATATTTCGGGTGGGGGAGCAGAAAGCTTCCCCCAAAAAAGTACTGGACTATGCTGGGATGGGGTACACGGTGAAAAAGATGGATAACCGGTATGTATCGAAAAAAGATGTGCCGTACAAATTTAAGTCCATGACGCAGTCGGAATATGACAGTTTGTGGTCTAAGGATAGCAATACGGTATATCTGATTATTGGATAGGGGGCGAATGGATGGGCGACGAGAACAAGGAGGAAATTATACCAAGATCGGCAGACTTTTCCGGATGGACTGGATATCAAATAATGGACGGGAATTCAAACTGCCGTGCTTGGGCAGACTGGCAGACTTCACGTGTGTTTAGGAATGGGCAAGCTGGTTGGGATGTAAGAATTATCTTAAAAGCAAATAAAACAACCTCTTCACCGACATATGGAACTGGTAATACGCAAGTTGGTGCTCATCAAACAAATTCTTCTGTAGATACAAAGTATATGACTATTGTGCAGAGTGAAACAACATTTCGAGATGAGACTTTATTTGTTCCGGCAGAAGCTGGAGCAGATATATCACTCGGTGCATTTGCCAATATTCACATCCCAAATGTAGTGAGTAAAGGCATTAACTTTACAGTCACAGCAAAGAGAAATCTTTGGGGTGTTTATTTTGATGCAAACGGCGGAACTGGTGCACCTAGCATGATGAAAAAACATTGGGGAGAAATTGTATATATTCCATATACCAAACCAACAAGACCTGGATATACATTCAAAGGATGGACTAAAAGCAAAGGATCGTCTACATTGCATTATAGCCCGGGGGATCCTATAGGAGATGATTTTGATGTAACTTTATATGCCATATGGGGTCAAAATGTTACTAGAACATGGAGCATTACATATAATGCAAATGGTGGATATAACGCTCCGGCAAAACAAACAGCTAACGTAGGTCAATCCATTACAATTACTTATTCAAAACCCACTCGTAGCGGATATACTTTTTTAGGCTGGTCTACATGGTCTGGAGCAACAGAACCAGAGTCCGCATATACACCTGGTTATTCATATATGTCTGAATATGACACAACATTATATGCAGTATGGAAACAAAATCAGGTCACGCAATACTCTTTGTCTTTTAATCTTCAAGGGGGAACAGGCGCATTTAATACTTTGTATGGAGGATATGGTGAACGGGTACAAATTCCATATACAACTCCAACAAAAAGCGGATACACATTTAAAGGGTGGTCAACTTCATCAACAGGAAGTCCACAGTATCAACCAGGAGACTATTATACAATTTATAGAAACACGATTTTATACGCGATTTGGAGTGAATCTACACAGTATTGCACAATTACTTTCAATGCAAATGGCGGATCCGGTGCGCCGTCAAGCCAGCAGAAAATTATAGGAGAGCAAACTTACATTCCATATACTAAACCAACAAGATCAGGTTATACTTTTTTAGGATGGTCTACATCATCGTGGGCGACATCCGCAGATTATCAACCAGGATCCGTTTACACCCCATATGGAAACATGACTTTTTACGCAGTATGGAAACAGAATGTAGTTCGGACTTGGAGCATTATATATGACGCGAATGGAGGAATAAATGCGCCAGAAAGGCAGACAGCGAATGTAGGTCAGTCGATTGTAATAACACATGATAAACCTACTCGTTCTGGCTATATATTTTTAGGATGGAACAGTTGGTCAGGGGCTACAGAACCAGATACAATGTATAATCCTGGATATTCATACACTTCCGATAGTGATACAACATTGTATGCCATATGGGAAGAAGATAAAAAAATGTATCTTGGATATGACCGTATTAGAAAAATTTATATTGGAAACAAACAGGTAACAGCGGCATACCTGGGAACGACAAAAATATGGTAAGGAGACGAGAATGACGGAAAATGAAGTAGAAGTGAAACTTGCAGAGCACGGAAAAGAAATCGGCTCTCTAAAACACCGAATGAAAGAAGCAGAGGACGTTGTTAATGTGGTGCACCAGCTGGCGCAAGAAATGGTTGGGCTGACCAAAGAGGTCGGATTTATGAACCAAACTCTTGTGCAGCTGACCGCAAAAGTGACACATCTTGAGCAGACTCCGGCCAGACGATGGGATGGAGTTGTAACCGCACTGATCGGAGCAGTTATCGGAGCGGTAGTAACAATGTATTTTTAAGGAGAAAGAATATGGATCAGATTATGAATTATGTAAAACCAGAATTGATTGTTGTAGCAGTAGTACTGTATTTTATTGGAATGGGATTAAAACAGTCTCAGACAGTAAAGGATAAGTACATCCCGCTTATTTTAGGAGGTATTGGCATTGTGTTATGTGCAGTGTGGGTGATTGCATCTTGCCCCATCAGTACTGGGCAGGAGATCGCAATGGCGGTATTTACGGCGATTATGCAGGGGATTTTAACAGCCGGATTGAGTACATACGTGAATCAGACCATTAAGCAGATTGGGAAGAAAGAATAAAACACGTATAAATATGTGCAAAAACTGTTGACACACGTGCTGACACGTGCTATAATAATACCATGAAAGGAGGAAATAATGAAAACATCAGAACTTGTTAAAATACTCAAGAAGAATGGCTGTTTTTTCGTGGAACATGGTAAAGAGCATGATAAGTGGCACAGCGATTTAACCGGAAAGGATGTGCGAATCCCAAGACATAAAAGTAAGGAAATCCCGACCGGAACAGCGGACAGAATACTAAAGGATGTTGGGCTGAAATAAGCCCAATCCTTTGATGAGATAATATAAGGAGGTCAACAGAATGGCAAAATACGTATATCCAGCAGTGTTTACACCAGAGGAAGATGGGAAATATTCGGTGTTTTTTCCAGATTTAGATGGGTGCTATACTTGCGGAGATGATCTGCAGGATGCAATTGTAATGGCGGAGGATGTGCTTGCATTTTATCTTTATGATGAAGAAGTAGCACAGAACGAAATACCAAAATCATCTACTACTGCAGAAATTGAATTAAAAGATGGAGAATTTGTGAATTATATCGCATGCGATACCATTGAATACGCAAAAATGCATAATAATCGGGCGGTAAAGAAAACACTGACAATACCCGAATGGTTGAACGAAGCTGCGACGAGAGCAGGAGTGAATTATTCGCAGGTGCTTCAGGAAGCGCTAATGAGTAAATTGAATATAAGTAGATAATTTAAGAGAGCTTGGAAACAGGCTCTCTTTTATTGTGCGACATCGCACGGAAAGGAGTTAAAATCATGGGAAGCAAGGAATTTTTAAACATTTGCAAGGCAAAGGTAGCAGATTATTTTAACCAGAATAAAGACAAGACTGATACATCTGACAACATGACGGTAGATGATGTATTTGTGGTTTGGTATTGTAAGACACTGCAAAATCACAAGGCGCTGCTTAGTACGCCGGTAAGTGATGGAATGTATTATGAGATCACTTACAGTGGAGATAAGAATGAGATCTACTTTGATGCTTATAAAAAGTGGGAAAACATTAAATTTGATATGTAATTGTGCGACATCGCACGGAGGAGGTGAGATCATGAGCGAACAGAACGAATTTGGAAGAACAACAGCAGAAGAACTGGAAAAAGCGTTTGAAGTAGAAGAACAGGAGAAAGAGAAAGAATGAGTATCTGTAGAGGAATTGCCGGCAGGAGAGGGATGAATCCAGTCGGTATTTTTATCCACAACGGGGCAGACAGCCAGAACGCAACATCGGAATACTATAAAAACTACTTGCAGAGAGCGAACTTGGAGAATGGATTTGCGCATTATTATGTTTGTAGTGATGGAATTCTGCAAGCAGAGGATGATTCAAACTGCGCTTGGCATTGCGGCGACTTAAACGGAAATCTTAATTTCTTGGGAATAGAAGTCTGCCAGAGTATGGGCGATCTGAATGTATTTAAAGCGAATGAGGAAAAAGCATTACAGTTGGCAGCACAGAAGTGCAAGCAGTATGGAATTACACCAAGTGCAAGCACGATCATGCTGCATCAGGAGGTGTTTGCAACCGCTTGTCCGCACAGATCAGTGGAGATTCACGGCGGCGCAGCGCAGACAAAAGCCTATTTTATTAACCGTATCAAGGAGCTTATGAACGGAAACCAAAGCACAACAACAGATCAGGAAGGAGAAGAGACTATGCAGTGTATGTTTACGGTGAAAGGAAAAGGATGTGTTTATTGGATGCATGATGGAGTGGTTACAGCTTTAGCACACCCTGACGAGTTAAAAATCATTCAGCAAATTTATAAGGATAACTATGGACATGATATGCCATGTTACAGTTGGAGCAAGCCAGCGCCATGGCATACTAGGCTGATGGAACCATTATATCGTGAACCCGTAAAATCTATTTAATAAAAATCCCCTCGGAGATTAGCTCTCTGAGGGGTGAATATTGTATCATTTTCGTGTATATTTATAATAAGTAAAAATATTATAGGTTATTGTTATTTGGTGGACCGGACGGGGAGCTCGCTGCATCAATGCGGTATTTATCTCAGCGGTATACCATGCCATATAAAGAGGTGACCGCAACACTTACGGATATCGGCACGGAGGAACTGGCCCATATGGAAATGATTTGTGCCATTGTGCATCAGCTGACGAAAAATCTTTCTCCGGAAGAAATTGAGAGATCCGGGTTTGCTCCATACTATGTAGATCATACTCTGGC